AACATTTCGTTAGGTGATTGTGTTGCTGCGAATAGACCCATTATATCTTGTTCGAACCTATAAGTCAAGCTCTGGTTTCTTTTTTGCCATTTTTTGTAATTTTCTTCACCTTCAATGCCAGATATGTCACCAATCCAATTTACGTTGGTTTCCAAAAAGTTGGCAATATAGAAGTACTTCAATTCATCTACGTTATATTTTCTGGAAAGCTTGTAAAAGGAATACTTGGCTTTGTTATTTGCAAAGTTGTCCTTTGATACGTTGGTTTTTCCGTTATAGCGAAAAAAATCGTAAGAATCAGAAGTAAAATGAAGTTTAATGCTTTGATATAGGGCATACGCTTCAAATCCTGTCGTTTCGGTCATAGAGGCAATTTAGAACTTTTCTTCAATAAGTTTAGGTCTTGTGCTTCTTATCTAATCTTTGCTTTCAATGCGCTGGATATTAAAGAGGACGCCACATCGACTTCCATACCAGTTTGTTCGCAATGATGTATAATTGCATCCATATGAGTGCCGCCCATTTCACTGACGTTTTTACTAATCATTTCACTAAATTCATTAATTTCGGTTTTTGTTGGCACTTTTAAGCTTTCGTATAAAACAGATGGTTTCCAATTTTCGCAACATACCTCAGTTTCCACGCCGGATTTACCGAAGTGTTGTGATAGTACATTGATTTTGTTTTGTAGATTGTATCATGCAGGCGTTTTTCTGTCAAGGCCTTTTTTGCAACAATTAGGCATTCTTCCCATGCATATTTGTTCCTAGATTCACTTACCTTTTCACCAACCCAACTGAATTGGTATGTGTTACCTGTCTTTTGATAAACAACATCACATACATTCGATGGAAATTGAGAACTATTTACACGGTTCATTGTTACCTGTGCCACTGCTAATTTACCTTCCCATGATTCACTTGCAGCTTCATAGTATATGTTTTTAGCCATACAAAGCACTTGTTTTCCTATATCTTGTGCAATGGCATTTTCAAACGAAATTGTTTGTTGTTGTGATGTTGCGGGTAACAATATTAAAAAAGAAAGCACTATTGATGATATTAACTTACTCATCTATTCTCCTTGTGTGTGTGGGTAAAACCCTCAAACAGACTTCTTGTTACTTTTAACAGGTGAAGTTGTTGGTTGATTTGAAACGAAACCATTCAAGTTTTGAGCCTTGTTGATTATATCGTTTTCTGAGGGGTATGTTGGAAATCCAGGATGGATTGGTGTAGGTTCACCTGTTGCTTTGGCAGCTTCTACCTTTGCTTCCCAATTTAGGTTAACCGTTTCTTTTTGATTGAAAAACTCTTGTTCTAGCATTTCTTTTGCCATCTTTAAGAGTTCCAAACGGATTTGATATCCGGACATGACATTTTGCATTATATTACTCCTGTGTCTGTGTATTTTTCCGTCTGCGTAATGCAACTTTGGAAATTTTTGACTTGGCATCTTCTGTGTGTTTTCTGCCTGTCATGGGATTGAACTTTCTTTTTCTTGCGATTTCTGAAAGTTTCTTTTTGGTTTCCTCTGTGTGAGGCTTGCCAAAACCTTTTCGTGTTTCTGACATTTTTCTTTTTGTCTCATCGGTATGTTTTTTACCTTTCATACCAACATTGTTTTGAGACATTAGAAGTTTTGTCTTATCACTTCTTTTTATACCTGTCACATCTGGTGGAATCCCACCTCCAGCTGCAATATTAAGTCCGATATGTTTTTTTGGTCTTAACTGATATTCAATTTCTTTACAGTATTCTTTTTCTCCGTATAAAAAAATATCTACTGTTCTATCTTCTAAAAAATTTATTTTAGGTAAATGTTCTCTTATTCTTCTTTTTAAATTTTTAGTTATGCCGACATAACCTTGTGTTTTTATGTCAGTTTCATAATCATTATGAATCCAATATATTAAATATTCATTTAACATCTACATCTCCTATTGATTGATTAAAAAATAGTGTGTGATGTGTTGTGTAAGTGTGGTGGTGGTTTTTTGAATGGGCCCCACCTAACCCATATACTTATTTAGTAGATTAGAAACTACGTGTGTACTGTAAACGTACTGCGTCTTTTTCTTCATCACCAAAGCTGCGACTCCAACGAACTGCAACAGAATCTTGCTTGGTTAATGCATAACCTACAGCAACGTGAGCACGGGTTGTTTCATACAATTTGCCAGATTCGAATGCATTGCGATATCGAGCACCAACATCGCCTGTGAAACCAGCTACAAGAGGAAACTTAACACCCGAATCAATTGCATAGTAACTGAAGTGTGTTGAACTAGTGATTCTTTCACCTAGACGAGCACCAACATATACTGCACCAAGACTTTTTCTTGCACGAACTTCAAGTGCTTGGGTGATTGATCCGCTGCCAATTTCTGTTTGGCTGTTTTCCATTTTGATGCTGTAGTCAACACCGCCAGTTTTGTTACCGATAACTAAACCTTCTTTAATATTCTCCGCACCTGTTAGACGATTACTTTCATCAGAGTATTCCAATGATGCGTAACCTTGTGCCATTGCTGAAGCACTAATGACCAAAGAGGCCAAAATAAAACTGATTTTTTTCAAAATTAACTCCTAGTTGTTAAATAAAATTGGTTGGTTATTCTGTTACGAGGAAACCAACCGAAACCCTAAGCAGAGTTTAGGCTGCTAATGCGTACTCATAAGAGCTGTCGTTTGCATTTACGTTTTTTTGCTTGATTAACGGTCATCGCCTACCGTGCTGTCCACTCCGTTACTATTTGCCCTGTCGAAAC